CGCTAAGCCCGTCCGTTGCACTGGGCATCAGGGTATATGGAAACTTGCGGCGCATCACAGGAAGGCTGTCAGGGCGCAATTGGGCGTGTAGGTTTTTTGCTGGTTGACGTTTCGTGTGAGACAGTGCCGATAGGTAGAGAACGTGAACTACAACGATTTTCTGATATCCAAGCAACAACTCGGCGGCGACCACGGTTTCGAGCCGGTCTGGATGCCTGACTTTCTCTACGACTTCCAGGAGATACTTTTCGAGTGGGCTCTGCGGAAAGGTCGCGGTGCGGTATTTGCCGATTGTGGATTAGGCAAGAGTCCGATCCAGTTGGTGTGGGCCGAGAACGTCGTTCGCAAAACCAACGGGCGGGTGCTCATCCTGACACCACTGGCCGTCGCTGCACAGACCGCACGAGAGGCCGAGAAGTTTGGTGTCGAGGCGAAGGTATCTCGTGACGGTTCGCTCTCGTCGAAAATCGTTATCGCAAATTACGAGCAGCTTCATCGGTTTAACCCGAGCGACTTCGTTGGAACTGTAGCCGACGAGTCATCGATATTAAAACATTTCACCGGAGCGACTCAGCAGAAGGTGACTCGTTTCATGAGCAAGCTTCCCTACCGGCTTCTTTGTACGGCGACGGCAGCACCAAACGACTACGTTGAACTTGGGACGTCGAGCGAAGCCATCGGCGAGTTGTCGTATAGCGATATGCTTGGGCGGTTTTTCCGACAACTCGACGACAAAGGTCAGAAGCGCGAGCAGAGAAAGCAAGACTGGGAAGAGAATGCCGTGAACCATTTTGCAAGATTGTCCTATCGAGTACATCAGTCTATCGGGCAATGGAGGCTCAAGCATCACGCGGTTGATTCCTTCTGGCGATGGGTTTGCTCATGGGCGATGGCATGTCGGAAGCCGAGCGATCTTGGATGCGATGACGGTCCATTTATTCTTCCTCCGCTCGTCGAACACAACCATGTTGTCACACCGAAGACACCGCCAGAAGGGATGCTCTTCTGCGTCCCAGCCATTGGGCTTAGCGAAGAACGGGCCGAACGACGCCGAACACTTGACGAGCGTGTCGAACGCGTAGCGCGATTGGTAGACCACGATCAACCGGCAGTTGTTTGGTGCCACTACAACGCCGAAGGAGACAAACTTGCCAAGAGAATTAGCGGGGCAAGACAAGTTGCAGGAAACACGCCAGACGAAGAGAAGGTCGAAACCTACGACGATTTTGCGTCAGGTAAGTTACGGGTCCTGGTCATAAAACCAAAAATAGGAGCGTGGGGAATGAACTGGCAGCATTGTGCCCACGTCGTGACGTTCGCATCTCACAGTTACGAGCAGTTCTATCAGAGCGTTAGAAGGTGTTGGCGTTTCGGCCAAAAGAATCCAGTACGGCTCGACATCGTATCAACGATTGGAGAGGAGCGCGTTAGGAAGAACATGAAGAGGAAAGCTCTTCAGGCTGACGCGATGTTCGACGAACTTGTCCGTCATATGAACGATGCTCAGCCAGTCCACCGAGTGAAGACAGATACCAACAGAATGGAGTTTCCATCATGGGTATAGTTGACCAGGCAATAGAAGAACAGTATGCGCTTTATAACGGTGACTGCATAGAGGCTATGACGGGGTTTTCCTCTAACTCAGTCCATCTCTCGACGTATAGTCCTCCATTCGCCGGCCTCTATGTGTACAGTTCGGACGAACGCGACTTGAGCAACAGCATTAATTATAAGGAATTCCTTCGTCATTATCGATTCGTTGTCGATGAACTTCACCGGATTACAATGCCAGGAAGAATGAGCGCTGTCCACTGTATGGACATCACGACGGGCAACAGCGGATTCGATCATCTAATCGATTTTCCTGGCGACATTATTCGGATGCACCAGGATGCAGGATGGCATTACGTGGCCCGGTATCACATTTGGAAAGAACCTCTCACGATTCGTAACCGGACGATGATGAAGAGTCTAAGCCACAAAGCGCTGACGCTCGATTCAACGAAGTGCAGCGTGGCGAATGCCGATTACCTACTCATCTTCAGAAGGTCGGGGAATAACCCGGTGCCAGTCGAACACCCGAACGGACTTACCGACTACGCTGGAGAACGAGGTGTGCCTGCCGATCTGCTCGAATATCGAAACTGGCAAGGAAGCCAACTCGAAAACAAGTATTCTCATTGGGTCTGGAGACAGTACGCAAGCGCATTCTGGGATGACATTCGGCTTGACAGAACACTTCCTCATCGAAGCTGCAAAGAGGACAACGACGAGAAACACGTCCACCCGTTGCAACTGGACGTCATCGAAAGAGCGTGTGTCCTGTGGTCCAACCCCGGTGAAGTCGTCCTCACCCCGTTCATGGGCGTCGGCTCAGAGGTCTACGGTGCTGTGCTCAACGGGCGCAAAGGCGTCGGCATCGAACTCAAGGCGTCGTACTACCGACAGGCAGTGAAGAACTGTGCCGAGGCAGTCAAGGGTAGGATGGCGGAACAAGAGCCGCTGTTCGCCGGAATCGACAACGACGATAAGTGACCCGCCCCCGACCAGACGAGGTCGTTGAATTCGACGACGTCATAGCCTTCCGTGAGTCGTTCAAGGCGCTCTGCGTGCTCATCGAGGGCGAGCTGCTTTGGCTACCGAAGGTCGTGATAGACGGGGACTCTGAGGTCAAGCGAAAGGGCGACAGGGGAAGCCTGATGGTGTCGCTCTGGTGGGCAGAAAAGCAGGGGCTGTTTTAGCGTGCAAGAAATTTGCTCTACCCTCCCAATTGGGAGATGATGGATTCTCATGGTCAGGAAAGAACGGAAGCCGCCAAAGGCGTACTGCAAACGATGCAGGGTGAAAGCCAACGTCGTTCGTGACTTCTGCAATTTCCTCCACTGCAACTGTCCCGCGTGTGGGCGTCAATGGTTGACATGTCGTCTCTGCCGGCACGAGCATTGCGGTTCGAAGGAACCCGCCTGGTGCTTGGGCTGCGGAGCGATCCTCACACTCGGAGACATGACGAAACCAAAAGCGAATGGAGGTGTCGATGGCGTAGTTGAAAACACATTGCCTGATATTCAGAAAAACCAGAAGAGCCAGAGTAGGTAGATTGGATCAACTATGATCTACTCTGTTCTGAACCCGACCTTGGCTCTGCGACCCAATCGGATAGACGGGGGTGCTCGGGAAAGTTTCCTCGGAGTCCCGTGCGGGTCGCACTTGGAGAGTCCGTGAGGGGTAACCCACCTAATGAAGCGGTGGCGGGTCGCGGGTTCGATTCCCGTGCTCTCCGTTAGACTATGACTGTTGTTCGTAACAAAACTCAAATGTACGAGATGCTTCGCCGTGGCCTTTTCGGCAACACGCTGCGTACATGGGATACAGAAGAGGAATACCTATCCAGCGGTTTCACAGGGCGCACGAGTCTTCGGTGTCGCAAGCCAGGGGTTACATTTCGGCACGGGATGACGCACGAAGAGGCGCTCAGGGTTGGTCGGGAATGCTTCGAGGGTTGTGAACCATCGGACTTTATTTATTGCGAGTCAGCGCCGGAATGGGAAGTGCTCTTTCAGGGTGAGGTTTGCAGGACGGAACGCGGACTCGAACTGTCGTACTCGCAAGAACGCGTGAACCTTCGGGAAGCAATGAAGGCTCCAAAGGTCGCACAGGGTTTGGTCGCATTGCTCATAGTGCAACACTACCTCGACGGCAACGACTACGTTTGTCTCATGGACCTGCTCGACCTCTACCCTGATCATGTCGTTGAGTTCAGCCTTTTCAATCATAGCCTTGGACATCTTCGCCGCCGCTTGGTCGCGTGGGAGGTTCGAGCCTACTAGGAGAAACCGATGGGATTGAAGCGAACAATCATCGAAGCAAGAGACCTACCGGACGCCTGGTTCCAAGCGGTGGATGCATGTCTGGAACACGGACGACAGTGGACCGTCGAGGAAGGATCATACGAGGGACAAAAGCGATGGGAACTAGACTGGGTTGACATCCACATCAAGTTCCCCGGTACACGCCCGCTCGTTCCAGAGATGCCGGCTCACCTCGCGCACGTTCCACCGCCAACGACGATGGAGTATGTCGAGGAGTACTTGCCCTATCTCATGACTGGACAGCGTCTCAAAAAGAACGAGCAATACACATACGGGACGCGACTCGCTGGGACTCTCACTGATGCCGTTACAGTGGGAGCAGATGGCAGCATCTTCGGATTCCCCAAAGGAGCACCCTCTCAGATAGAGACAGTCATCGAGCGCTTCCGGCGCAACCATGGGACGAATCAGTGCTCAATGACCATTGCGCAGCCGAGTGATATCCACCTCCCTGACCCTCCATGTCTGCGGGAGATCGACTGTCGAATCATCGCTCCTGACGGGCTCCGAGATGGAGAGGACCCTGCTCTCCACTTCTTTGTCTACTTCCGGTCCTGGGATCTATGGGGCGGGTTTCCTCCGAACCTTGCTGCTGTCCGTCTGCTTCAAGAGCACATGGCTTGGGAGATTGACGTCGAACCTGGTGAGATGGTCTGCACGTCCAAAGGTCTCCACATCTATGACCACGCGTGGGACGTGGCAAAACTCAGGGTAGGTCAATGATGGACTGGCACGAGACAGCGAAAACGATTTCGGAAGACGTTCAAGCGAAAGGCTTCGAGGCCGCCACCAATGAGAACGTCTTGGGCAAGTTGATGCTCGTCGTGACGGAGTTGAACGAGGCGCGCGAGTTCGTTCATGGGATGGAGGACGACCCTATCGAGGAAGAGATAGCGGACGT